GTGTCGAGCTGGAACGTCAACTTCGAGCGGCGCACCGTGGTGCGCTTCGAGAAGGGCATTCAGGTCGGCTCGCTGGAGGAAGCCCGCGCGGCCCGCATCCGCATGGACTCGGCCAGCGAAAAGCGCACCAGCGCCGCGCTGGATTTGGAAATCCAGCGCAACCTGATCGGCTTCTACGGCTACAACAACGGCGACAACCGCACCTACGGCTTTTTGAACGAACCGGCCCTGCCGGCGGTGTTCAACCTACCCGTGGGCGGCGCCGGTTCAGCCGCCTGGGCCAGCAAGACTTTCCTGGAAATCACCGCCGACATCCGGCACATGGCCGCCACGCTGCAAACGCAGTCACAGGACACCATCAACCCGGAGAGCACGGACATCACGCTGGCGCTGCCCACGGCCTGCTACCAGTACCTGTCCGTTACCAGCGACTACGGCATCTCCGCGCGCGATTGGGTCAACAAGACCTATCCGCGCATGCGCGTGGTCTCCGCGCCGCAGCTCAACGATGCCAATGGCGGCGTCAACATGGCCTATATGTACGCCGAGACCGTGGAAGACGGCGCCAGCGACGATAGCCGCGTCTGGCTGCAAGTGGTTCCGGCCAAGTTCCAGGCCCTGGGCGTGGAAAAACAGGCCAAGGGCTACGTGGAGGACTACACCAACGCCACCGCCGGGGTGATGCTCAAGCGCCCCTACGCCGTCACGCGCGCCAGCGGGCTGTAAAGCCACCGGCCGTCAAGCCTCAGGGCCGCCTCCGGGCGGCTTTTCTTTTTCCCGTCATGCCCCGTATCGCCTTGTCGCGGTGCGGGGCTTTTTCATTGGAGCCACGAAATGGCAATAAAACCGCTTCCCCAATCCCCCGCTGCTGAAACCACGGACAAAACGCAAGCCGCGCCCGTGGCCGACAAAACGCAAGCCGCGCCCGTGGCGCAGACCCGCGCCACGGGCGGCAGCCTCTACGTGTATTCCACGCTCGCCAACGACCAGAAGTACATCGACTGGAAAAAGGGCGGCGCGGATGTGCACATTCCAGTCCACTCGGTGCTGGTCAGGGGCGGCGCCGGCGTCATGAACAAGCGAATCATCACCCCGCTGGGCGTGGCCACCGAAATCAGCGAGCAAGACGCCGCGTTCTTGGAGCGCAACCCGCTGTTCATGATCCACGCGCAAAAAGGCTTTGTGAAGATCGAGCGCCGCAGGGCCGACCCCGAGAAGATGGCCGCCGACATGAACCGCGCCGATCCCTCCGGCCCCAAAACGTCCTCCGACTACGCCGACAAGAACGGCGCCCATCCCAAGGCTTGACCGGCCATGCCCCACGCCTTCGAGCTGGCCGCCTTTCGCACCATGTTCCCGCTGCTTGACAGCGTTGCCGACGAGCAGTTGGCCGCGTACTGGCAAATGGCGACCGAAACCATGACGCCCGAAGACGGCGTGCTGCTGCACGGCGCCAGCCTGCAACTGGCGCTCAACCTGCTCACGGCGCATCTGGCGTGGCTGTTTACCAAAACGCTGCCCGGAGGCACGGTGGGCATCGTCAACAGCGCCAGCGAAGGCAGCGTGAGCGTCGGCATGGCCATCCCCCCCTTCAAGAGCGGATGGCAATACTGGCTCTCGCAAACGCCCTACGGCCAGCAGTTGTGGGCCTTGTTGATGGTGCAGTCCGCTGGCGGCCTGTACGTGGGCGGCAGCCCGGAGCGCTCAGCGTTCCGCAAAGCGGGCGGAGTGTTTTGAGATGGCCGACTTTGACCTCTCCAAACTCAAGGCCGCGCTCGATCGCATCCCCGCGCAGTTCGAGGGCAAGATGGTCAAAGCCGGCTTCGGCCTGCTCGGTCGGCCGGTCTATGAAGACGGCGCGCCCGTGGCTTATGTGGCCGCGATTCAGGAATACGGCGCTCCCGCGCGCGGCATCCCCGCGCGCCCCTTCATGAAGCCTGCCTTGGACGCCCACAAGGCCGAGTGGGGCAAGACCCTGGGCGACGGCGCCAAAGCCGTTTTGCACGGCCAGGCCACCGCCGAGCAGGCGTTCGAGCGCACCGGCCTACAAATGCAGGGCGACATTCAGGCGCAGATCGAAGCGACCAACTCGCCGCCCCTGAGCGACGTCACGCTGCTGCTGCGCAAGTGGCGGCGCGAGGGCAAAAAAATTACCGGCAAAACCGTCGGCCAGGCCGCCGTCGCCCTCAAGGCCGGGGCCAGCACCGCAGGCGTGCCCAAAACCCCGCTGCGCGACACCGGCCTGCTGGCCGCCAGCGTCACCTATCTGGTGGACAAATCATGATCGATGTACACGCCCTGGCCAGCAGCGCCATTCAGCAGGTCAACTCTGACATTCAAGTGCTCTGGCTGCGTTCCACGGGCGCCACCACCACGGACGCGGCGGGCCACCGCGCGCCGGTGCTGGAAAGCCAGACCGTCAGCGCCAACGTGCAGGGCCTCTCGGCCAAGGATCTGGAGCATACCGACGGCCTGAACATGCAAGGCGTCATGCGCTCGGTGCACCTGTACGGCAACGTGCAGGGCATCGTGCGCGCCGACCAGAAGGGCGGCGACATTCTGCAATTTCCGCAAGCCCCCGGCGGCCCGGTGTGCGACTGGCGCGTGACCTCCGTCATGGAAACCTGGCCCGACTGGTGCCGCGTGATCGTGACGCTGCAAAACCCATGAGCGATTTCAAGGAATCCGAGCATTCGCGCAAGGACAACGGGCAGTTTGGCACGGGTGGCGGTTCGTCTGGACCGGCGCCGGTTTCCGTCCATATCACCGGAAATGAGTTGGGCGCAGGCCTGTCCACCAAGGAACTTCGGCAGGCCGCTACCAACTATGCCGAAAAGAACTTTGCAGGCAAGGAATATCGTAACGAGAATTCGGGCGCGGCCATATTGGTAACCCGTCAAGGAATCAAGCATGGGCTTGCCAACGCCAACGACATCGAGATACGGCTGATGCCCGCGTTGCCCCGGATGCTTGAGCGGGCGAAGTACACCGGGTCTGAACCGGACAAGTCCGGGCGCGCGGAAATCAAGGCGGCGCACAAATACGTCACCACGGCAAAAGTTGGAGAAGAAACGCTGACCGTGGGAATCGTAGTGCGCGAACTGGCCGATGGACATCGGTACTACGACCACTTCGCAATAAAGAATGCCCCCGCCGGTACCTCTGGGGTCGCATCCCATGATGGGAAGTTGGGCACTCCAGCCTTCAACGGGGGCGCATCAATTGTATGGGACTGCCGCTCTGACTTCAAGCGGTTTCTGGACAGCGTGCGCACGCCAGCGCCGCGCTCGCTGCCCGCCCATGCCGCCGATTCGGCCCGCACTGACAACTTCGTGACCCGCTATTTGCGGCAGATGCAACCATGACCACGATCTCGCTCACTGCCGACGACGTGCTGCGTGCGCTGCGCAAATTCGTGCAGGCCAACCTGCCCGCCGGAGTGCAAGTCATCGCGGCGCAGGACAACGGCGTGCCCATGCCCGCCGCGCCCTTCGTGGCAATGACGCTGACCGACGCGCGGCGCCTGGCTACCAACATCACGAAATACACCGAAGGCACCAAAGCCATCGCGGCGCCCACCCAGTTCACCGTGCAGCTCGACCTCTACGGCCCCGACTCCAGCGCGTGGGCGGCCATCGTTTCGGCACTGTTTCGCGACGACGTGGGCTACGCGGCGTTCCCGCAGGCCATCAAGCCCCTGTACGCCGATGACCCCGTGCAACTGCCGCTGATCGACGGCGAGCAGCAGTTCGAGCAGCGCTGGAAGTTGAACGCCGTCATGCAAACCGTTCCCGTCATCACCGTGGAGCAGGAGTCGGCCACCGACCTCAAGCCCGGTGTGATCGAGGTGGACGCGGCCTATCCGCCGTAGTCCGCCCTTTTTTTCCCATCCCGGCCCGCCTCTGTGCGGGCTTTTTGTTTTGGAGATTCCCATGACCATTCCTGCAAGCGCCATTGTCTCGGTCAATCCGGGCGTGGTGAGTTCCGGCGGTTCCGCGCTGGCGCTCAACGGCGTCATCCTCACGGGCAACACGCGCCTGCCCATCGGCAGCGTCACGCCCTTTTCAAGCCCCGACGACGTGGCCTCGTACTTCGGCGCCCTGTCGCTCGAAGCGTCGCTCGCTTCCAATTACTTCCTCGGCTTCGATAACTCCACCATCAAGCCCGGCACGCTGCTGTTCGCGCAATACCCGCAAGAGGACGTTGCGGCCTGGGTGCGCGGTCAGTCCGTGGCCGCGCTGTCCCTGGCGGGCCTGCAAGCCGTTACCGGCTCGCTGATGGTGACGGTGGACGGCGAAGACTACAGCGCCGCCAGTATCGACCTGTCCTCGGCCACCAGCTTTAGCGCCGCCGCCGTGCTGCTCACCGCGGCGCTTGATCTGCCCGCAGGCGCAGCG